TCCACCAGCAGTTGATACTCCCACATTAACTGAAAATTCATTAGCCTTACCAACATTAACCGTAATTGTACCATTTCCTTGACTGACACTAGTAATAGCAATATCTTTATTATATACTGGATCTGTAATTCTTGGATAAACATGTTCTGTTTGATTGGCATCTTTATCACATGTGAACTTAAGTGCACCTTTATCTATTCTAACTGTATCAGTAGTATCATAACTATGACTACTTCCTATCTTGAGTATTAAATCACCCGTTAGAGGATTATATCCAGTAACATTAGAATCTGTTGCAGTAAATGATTGCGTCGTGTTTGTAGCAGTATCTTTAACTTTGATTCCATCAGCAATACAATCGACAAAAGTATGAGCACCAGGAGTATTAACGTATATCTCATCAGAAGCACTACCCCAATGAGCTGGGTCAGTTGTTCTAGGATATTTGTGCTCTGTTAGATAATTATCTTGTGAACACTTAAATACAAATCCTTCTGTTGCAAGACCAACCTTTACAGTTTGTCTTTTTATTGAACCAGTTATACATGATTGGAATGTATGATTATTAGATATGCCAGCAGCACCTACATTACATGTAAAGGTAGTATCATTAACTCTAGTAACTGGGATAAACTTTCCATAAAAAGGATCTGTAATGCCTCCTGAACCTGATGCTACTCTTGGATATGATTTACTACCTCCTGAACCAAAATTACAAGAAAATGTAAGAGAATTTTCTTCAAATAAAACCATATCTCCAGTTTGCCAACCACTAGGTGATGGTGTAGCAGTTGTTTTAATTGTTAAGACACCTGTACCAGGATCATAATCAGTAACACTAGAATCTGTTGCAGTATATGTTTCTGGGTTTGAAAAATTATGTTCTGCAGTAAAGGTAACAATACCAGAAAGTGGGTTGTATGATGCTGCTGTTGGTTTTAAGCTACCACCTCCACCACCAACTCTCTGAACAGAATCTACTTCTGAACGAACAAATTGATGGAGTGCTGGTCTATAAGTATGAGGTAATCCTTTTACAATACCAGTATTAACAATAAATGTTTTAGATATTCCTACATTTCCATCCTGTGCAACAACATTTGTAATTGTAAATGCTGCTTGTGGTGCAGGAAAAATAGCACTTGTAAGTCCTGCAGTTGAAGGACAGGTGAATGCAATACCTGTCATGGTTATTTGATTACCAACAGCAAATTCATGTGGATCTATTGTTGTTATTGTAGTAACTCCACTTACATTATCATATTGAGCATCAGTAATTGTTGTAATACCAGTCTGTATTCCACTAATAACAATTGAATCTGATACTACTGCCGTTCTCTCTAAAACTAATCTACCATCAACTAAAATTAATGCATCATTTGGTGGAATTTCACCATCTTTAATAAGTCTATTATTTCTTACATTACCTGCCGTTCTTGTTGCTACACTAGTTCTTCTATGTGTAAATGTAACTGTTGGATATGTGTCAATTCCTACATTAGAAACTTGTGCAAACAAAACAATTGCAGATGTTCCTGTGGGTGCAGTGTATATTGTCTGTTCTCCTGGAGCAATTGGAACTGCTATAGTTAAAAATTTATTTAGTGGTGCGACTGCCATATTTTATCTCAATGCTAGTATTAAAGGTGTAACTTCTGCTTGGATTGCTCTACTAAAATCTCGACCACGAATAGTAGATGTAGTTTGATCAATTTGAATTCCTTCACCAATATCAAAATTACCTTTTTGGTCAGTAGAAGTGAATGGTATTTGTGCCCCATCTGTAGGAACAATTTCATTCGCTTTTATAGGTATTGCACCCTGTAGGGGTGTTGATCTATTTATGTCTGTTCCCGTACCCACGTACTCAAATGAATGAGAACTTGTCAGTATACGACTAATTCTTTTTAGTGAGAATTCATCTCCAGGAAATAATTCATAAGGAATAAATTCATTAAATGTAATTGTTGTTAATCCAGTTTTATTTCCACTTTCAACAACATTAGTTGCAGCATCAACAGTATAATATATTGGATTCATTACTGCTGTTGCAAGACTGGTATCACCTTCAATAGAAACCTCAATATTTTGTGTGGGGAGATAATTTCTTCCCTGTGCAATCACATCAATTTCAGTAAGATTTCCTTGAGCATCTACCGTAGCTGTTGCTTCCGCAATAATACCTTGTGGTCCTTTAGGTTCTTGGATACCATCAGCATCTCTAATAATAACACTAGGAGGATCTATTGCACTAAATCCACTTAAATCTACACCATCATTCAATTTAATAGATTCTAATTGTGTTAATGGTTGTTCTAAAATTCCACTTCCTTGAACATCTGGATAATTATCCAGATTAATCTTAAAGAATAATGCCTGACCATCAAAAGGTCTTCTTGGATTATTATCTTCATCAAAAACATCAGCACAAACAACAGTATCTTGTTCTCCAGCATTTGTACTACCAATAATATCTCCTGCAGGATTGGTATTACTTACAATGCCTGTAAATTGTGTTGAACCTAATCCAACAGCAACTAATCCAAAATTACCAAATGATGAGTTAGAGTTTGTTAAATCACACTGACCACCAGTATCTGCATATATTGCTATGTCACAATTAATAGTAAATATAGAAACTAATTGTGCATAAGCATTATTCGTAAGTGATACACCAATACCCGCTTCATTATATTGTGTGAATGAATCACAAACCATAGATTTAAGATCTTGCCCAAATGTTTGTGCAGTAGCATGAGATCCATCAATTTTCATACCAATACTTTCTGTCATAAAGTTGGTACAGTTTCTTACATAAGGACTCTTATATCTTTTCTCACCAGGAACTTTAAATGGACCAAGAGAAATATATCCAGTATTTGCCTTATCAGCATCAGTATCTGGTGGGAATGCTACAGCACCAGCACCCAAATGACTTGTATAAGTTGTCAATCCAGCAAAGTTTAAGTTTTCAACTAAACATCCATTTCTTACATGAAAAACATCTTTAAGTGGGTTTGTAGGAACTACAGTAACCAATCTTAAATCTTCACCAGTAATTGAAACATCAGTTCTAAGACCAACTGGATTATTTTCATAATAAACACCTGGTCTTACTTTAATTGTGTCAGTTTCTTTTGCAATAGCTGCTGCAGCACCAATAGTTTCTTTTGCATCACCCTCTAATAAACCACTATTATTATCATTACCACTCTTAGTAACCCAAATAGTTCTCTTAGTCTGAACACCAGATGGTCTCCATGATACACCAGCTCCTACAGATGCTAAACGCCAATCAGTTTGAGCAACACCAACTCCAATACTATCATTTATATCTTTAATATGAGATTCTAAAGTTAAAGTTGAACCAATACCTACTGCATCTTTAAATGTACTAACACCAATAAATGTAGAAAATCCTGCAACAACAACATTATCTGCTACATATACTTCACTATGGAACGTAGAAACCCCAATAAAAGTAGAAAGACCAGCAACAACTACACTTCCACCAATACCAACTTCATTAAGAAAAGTAGCAACTCCAACGGTTGTGGAACCTCCACCAACATTTATATTACTAAGAAATGTAGAAAATCCTACAAATGTTGATACACCAGCAACACCTATATCATCTCCAAAAGTTGCAAACCCAACAAATTCAGATGTTTTACTGACTTTTAAATTATCCGCAATATCTACATTATCACCAACATATACATTACCTTTAATACCAGCTCCACCTTCAACTTGTAATGCACCAGTAGCAGTGCTCTCTGATTGAGTATTAATTTCAACTTTAGTAATACCTGCAATATTTAAATTCTCACCAATACCAACACCACCAGTAACAACTAATGTACCCGATGAACTATTTGTTGAAGTTTGATCTTTTTCGAATCTAACTAATTCCTTAACATATAGATTTTCCTGTATACCAACACCACCAACGACCTGTAAAGCACCAGTTTCAGGACTCGTGGATGTTGTATCCTTTTCTACCTTAGTATCATTACCAACATATAATTTTTCCTTAATAGAAACACCACCCTTTACCCATAATGCTGATACTGCATCAGAACCAGTTGCATCAGTAGTAGATTCTATTTTAGTCTCTTTACCAACAAATAATTTACCAACAATACCAGTTCCACCATCTACCGTTAATGCACCACCATTATTAGAAGCAGTTGCCTCTGTAACATCATTAAAATTAACAACACCTTCAACATCTAAGGTATTATCAAATTGTACATTAGAAGTGGCATGAAGATTTCCTGTTATATCTAAATCATATGATGGAGCATTATTCTTAATACCAACCTGAGTCATCCTATAAATGGATGCATTATCACCAGTTCCAGAAAATCCCCAAAGATCATTGGTGAATATTGTAGATAAACCAGCAGCACCATATTCATTAGGATTACCAACGAATGAAACATTAGTTGCAGAACCAGATCCACCAAATGATGTATCAAGTGTAACTTGTGTTGTACTATCTACACTCTGAACCTTAACTACACCAGTAAGTGTTACACTATCATTACCAGTTACAATATTGATTATATCGTCTACAGCAGGAATTGTACCACCAATATTCGTAATTATAGGTGAACCATTACTAATATCACCAGTAAATTGTTTTAAACCAGCACCAACAGTAGGTACTAAGGTATCAGTTCCTACACCTAAACTATTAACTTGTACAAAATTTAAAGTTGAGAAAGATGCTGCAGCACCAGCAGTAGGAATATAAATTCCCTCATCTTGAAGATAAATTCCATCAGATCTTTCTGGTTCAACTGCAACCCATCTTATTCCATATTCATCTCTTCTTAACCACCAATTATTTGCACCTGGAGAACCAGCAGAGTCGTAAATATTTTTAGAAATAGCAACACTTCCATCAACAGAAAGTCTTAATGTACCATTTGCAGAATCATCAATTAAATTTTCACCACCAGCATCTGTTCGATTTGCTGATGTATTTGGAGTAGAGTATGGCATCGTAGTACCAATACCAACTCTTAATGTATTTGTACTTAGACCACTAATAATAGTAAATGCAGAATTATTACCATCTACATGGAATGTTGTTAATGGATTTGTTATACCAAGACCAACAGATCCAAATCCAGTAATTGAAAGAGAAGTATTTCCTAATCCAAGTTGGAATTTTGCACTTGGTTGTGTAGTTCCAAGTCCAACATTACCATCAGAAGTAACATTAAGAGAATTAAATCTAGAATTAACCTGCAATCTTGCATCAGGTTGTGTAGTTCCTATACCAACTCTACATGGGTTAACAACAACAGTTAAACATTCATTACCAACCTGAAATAATCCATCAGGCTGCGTTGTTCCTATACCTACTCTACCTTGATGATTTGGTTCACCATCATCAGCATTAATAGCAGTAAATAATGTCCCACCTATTCCAACATCTAATCTCTTTGTAAATGTATTTCCAGCACCTATAGCAAGAAAATTACCATTACTGTATAAATTATTCTTTACAGTTAGGTCATCAACCTCTAAATCAGTTTTGTTTATCTCTTCATTTGATATTAAATTTCCAGCAATTTCAACATCTTTTAAAAAGAAAACCTTCTCATTAAATTGGGCTTCATTTCCTGTTACACTTCTATCGTTAGCCATTTATTAACCTCCTCCTGATTGATCATATGTACTACCACCTCGACCACCAAAAGTTTGCGTATTACCTGCAGCTCCAAACTTACCACTTAGATCAGTTTTTGTAGTACCATATCTTTCCTTAAGATCATTCATACGTTGTTGAATACGTTCTTTCCTAGATAATTTAGATGCGTCTGTTGCATCAGCAACATCACCAACACCAGGAACAACTGGACCTTTTAAGAAATCATCACCTGCAGGTGGATTTCTAAGATAATCAACACCCACCTGTGTGGGTTCAAAAATTCTTTCTAACCAAGAACCTATACTATGAACTAAATTACCGACAAGAGCATGTGCATCTGCCTTTAATGCTCTCAGAAGTATTCTTTGTCCTGCTTTAATAGTAACATTTCTACCAGCACTGAGATTAATATCATCATCTGCCTGTATCACAACACTACTACCCCGAATTTTTATCTGACCATTCTCTAATACTGTTATTGTAATATCACCATTCGCAGAAGTAAGCTTTATAGTTTGATCTGACTTTGAGTTTTTTGATCCTGCAACAATCTCCATACTTTTTTCATTATGAAGTCTATATGTTCCAGATTCACTTAATGCTGAAAACTGCCTATCTTTATTCTCAGTAACACCATACTGAATGTATGCATTTGGACCATCAGTTCCCTCTTGAGGATTATTGACATCGATTCTAAATTTAGAACCTCGACTATCAATATCCCTAGCTTCCCAATTTTGATTTGGTTTTTCTGCCATACTATGTTACACAATCTATGATTTGGAGAACTTCTCCTTGTGGAGAAAGTGGTAGTTTACCAATAACTGGTTTGATAAATGCACCACTTCCAGTAGAAGAAGTCACAGTTATCTTAGGTAGATTAGTAATTTCAATACTATTTATTGGTATTGCAGATATGATTTTTCCATTATCAATAGTAACACTATACTCAGTATTACCATCACTTATTACTGCATCTTCATACCCACTTCCACCATCAACAATAATTGCTTCAACTACACCAATCTGAACTTCATCCGAATTTATTGCATCAGAATTATCACTGACAACAGGATAATTTTCACCTTCAGTAATCATATTAATTGCAATAACTTGACCCCATCTTTCAGATGCTGGATCATAATCAACTACTGCTCTTGCAATTGCACCATACCCACTACCACAAGCATCTTGAAATGTAACTATAGGAGGTGCATCAAAATATCCAAAACCAGGATTATCTAATTCAACTCCAATAATACTTGCAGTTCTTGCAGTATCTGCAGATTCTGGATCATCATCAACAAAATTACCAAGTATTGCTTTACCAGAAGCATTAAGACCACCACCACCAAAAATATTAACAGAAGGTGGGGCACAGAATGATGGCTTAGCACAATCAGGATTAGAAAATGCTGAACTACCTGCTGGTTTAATTGAATCTTTATTAGCATTCTTAGTTACATTATTATATACCTGTGATATATCAAATTGCATACCAGGTCCCATACCAACTGTCCATTTCTTATTTCCACCTTGACCAACACAGTTAGAATCAGACTGATTACAATCTAAAAGATTACCTGCAGATTGAAATGCATTAGACGCACCACCAAGAATACCTTTAACACTCGTTCCTGCAGATAAAATTTTACTTACTCCACCTAAAGGTGCTTTTAAGGCACTAGATATTTGATCATTAATATTATTTAATAATGACCCTGCAAATTGTTCAGTAACACAATCTCCATTATTAACAACATTAGAAAGTGCATCTTCCAATAAACCCCTAACAACACCTCCCAATCCACCAACGATTTTTCCAGGAAGACAATCTAAATTATCTTGCAACTTTTTAATTGGATTAATCATCATTTTCTGTGCTGCAATTCCTGCTAATGTTGCTCTAGCATCTGCAATAGATGTTGATTTAGTTGCAGCAAGAACTGGACCATATGTTGCTGCATATGTCGAATCAAACAATCTTTCCAATCCACCTTGAAGATTGGGAACTAGACTTTCATACAATGAATTCATTGATGCAGTAACAGGGGCATTTGATAATTTCTGTATCTTCTCAGTGGCTGAAGCAATACCCTGCATCAAATCTCCACCACCACCAACTTTAGCAAATAAATTATCCATTGTTCCAGCAACACTACCAACAAAATTATCCGCACAACCATCTGCTGGTATTTCTGTTAAACCAAATGTACTAGAAATAGCAATTTCTTTTAATTGTCCTTCTTTCTTTTTAGAATTAAGTTTTTCAATTACTTTCTGAGAAGCAGTTCTTGGAGATTTTTGAGATTCTGTATTCGCCTCATTTGACTCACTTGCTGCTACAGTATTATCTGGTGGTGGAACACGACTTGTATAACCTGTAAAAGGAACAAATGCTTCACTTGGTGCATCAGATGGAACTTGGTTTGTTCTACCAAAAGACCCCATAATCATTGGGAGTTGTCCATTATCACCATCCAAGAAAAATCCAATAACAATATCACCTGGTTTAATTCTAGTACTCTGTGCATAGTTTGCAGCACCAGTTCCAGCAGTTGGTGGAATAATTACACCTGCCCATGGCAAATCATTATCTGCAAGATCACCTTTACTATATGGATGATAACCTAAAATTCTAACTTTATATCTATTTCCCCATCCACCTTCTTCATTATTGGCCTGACCTTCCCATACTTCTACTGGTGGTATTTGTCCAATCCACCAACGGAAACCATCTCTACCTATAAAATTACTTTTTAATAGTGATTCGTCTATCATTTTTAACTACCGTAAAATCCGAATGTATCTCTAATCAACTTCATAGAAGTATATGAACCATCTGGATCAAAATGATGGCACAATTCCTTTATTATATATTTACCACTGGTATCAGGATCTAATTCTACAGAATCTTTTCTTGATATCTTAGGAAATTCACATGTAATAATATTACCAGCCCTCAAATCAGTATTACAAGGAACAGTCATACTCAATGTCTGAGTAAACAATACATTATACCTCATAATTGCCTGTGCTTGATACTTACTAGGATCAGCATTTTCTTCTTGCGAAACTCCTTGGTCCATTGTCCCAATATCAATTACACCAGAAAGAATTCTAGTTGGAAGATCATCCAATGTTCTTTCAGATTCATCTGATATTTTAGGAAGTTCTGACTTTACTTTCTTTTTTCCAAGATTTTTAATCTTATCGTCTTGTAATCTAAATTTTCCCCTTTCTGGATTAGTAAATGTAAACGTATTTGGATTAAAAAACATTCTTTGACTTGAATATGTTCCTAATCTTAATTTTTTCAATAAATCCTGGTTCTTATCTACATTATATTTTAATATTCTATAATCATTATTCCTCTCTATAGAACTCTTAGTAACTTCAGTATAAACATAAGTTGCCACAGAATCCTCTTTAATCATATCATCAATAGATCTAAATTGAAATCCATCTTGAGTTTGATAAAATAAAAATCCTGCTGTTCCATCTCCTGATGATTTTGGAACTGACTTAGATGCTAACCATGTTATTACACTAAATGGTTTTCTGTTATTACCAATAAAACCATACTTATTACTAGTATCATCCATATAAAGACGAGATCTAGAAACTTTTAATGTATCAGTAAGAATTTTCTCTACAGAATCAGCAATAGATCCAGTATATTTCCTAAAAACTCTTGTAGTTTCATTAGTTATTGCTTCCCTAGAAACTAAATTTAATAGAAAAGTTTCTCTCTGTGTTTCTGATATAACATCAGTAATACTAGAGACATACATATATTTCTTAACATCCTTTGCAAAATCAATACCATTCTTCTCACCACCATTATAAGAATTTCCTTTATCAAGGATTTTAATAATAACTCTTTCACCACCTCTTAATGGAAGACCATTATAAATTGATTGCTTTGCACCATCTGTTTTTTTAGGATCTGTTGCATCTTTTGGAGACATTGAATCTCCAGTATTAACTACCCTTACTCTTGCAGTAATAGTTGGTGAAAATATATCCTCATAATAATCAAATGCAACAGTACCCATTCTAAGATCGGCAGTTCTCTCCTGATCATTAGATTCTATTGTTATTTGTTCGTAGGTTGCTGGATTTGCTGCTGACATTATGTATATGCTAAATCTAGTAAAATTTGTTGGTCTACCATACTATTTAATGAATCTTCTATAATGTATATTGTAGAAGAAGAAGAACCACCAGGAGTTGATATATCTGGAGGTGGTGGAGCATCATCAACCACAATAATATCTTGACCTTTTCTTTCTGGAGTTATATTAGAAACAGGCGCAGAAGATGTTGTACCCGATATCTTTGCAGGAGAAGGAGAAGAAGAAGTTGATGAAGAAGATTGTGTAGTAGTTGATGTCTTCTTAGAAGTAGTGGTTGTAGGAGTAATTTTTGCATCAGTATCAGTTTTCTTATTAGATTTCACTTCAACTTGTTTAGAATCATCTTCACCCTTTATTGGTGTTGTTGGTGAAGCACTACCACCAGATTTAACACCAGTATCAGTTGCCTTTGGTTTCTTATCTTTAGTAGGAACCTTTTTTTCAGTAGGAGTTACTTCTTTTTTAACAAGTTTTCCAGCATCACCTTCAGCATCTCCAGTAACTTTTGTAATTTGCTTAGTAGCATCCGCAAGTGCAGCATCAAGATTTTCTTTTCCTTTAGATACTTCTCCACCAACCTTCTCTAAACTTCCCTTTAAACCTTTCACTTCTGTGGGTTCTTCTGGTTTTTGTGCTTTACCTTCTTCCAGTTTACCATCCTTTGCTATTTTCTTAGGATCTTCATTCTTTTTCTTTTTAATAAGACCAAGACCTTCACCAATATTCTTTAAAATATTACCAAATGCATTTTTAAGACCATTAAACTTTTCCTTTATAGTATCACCAACCTTACTAAGATCAAATGACGTGATTTTTTCCCATACACCACTAATGGCACTACCAAGTTTTCCAAATAACTCACCAACACTTTTAAAGAAATTGCCAATTTTATCACCAATATCTTGAAAGAACTTAATTATTTTTTTAATAAATTCAATTAATTTTGGTATCTTATCAACAATCCAACCAATTAATATTGTAGAAATAAAGTCAATTATCTTTTGTAAAATACCACCAGGTTTTTTCATAGACCTGTTGGCATCTGGTTTTTTCTTTGCGTCCTTAGATTGTTCTAATTTATCTTCCTCATCCTGTCTTTTTTTCCTATCTTCCTCCATCTTACGTTGCTTCTCATCCATCATCAACTTTTTCTTATCAATAGATGATGACTTTTTATTATTTACTTTTACTATTTTATCAGTCTTAGCAGTACTTTTAACCAATTTACCACTGGCACCTCCACCACTTCTTACTATTGCACCACCACCCCTCATTGCACCTGATTTTACTGTTGTGGTTTTAACCAATGCTTTAGTACCAACTGCTTTTGCAGTGACGCCCTTTACCATTGCGCCTTTAACTAAACCACCTTTTAATACTCCTCCTGCTAATGCTGCTAATGGTGCTGGCATATTAGTTCACCAAATTATAATTGATTTTAGAATATAATGTATAGAAGTTACTGGGATTTGAAGATGCAATAGCAGGAACTTGTGTCGATTGTCCTTGTCCAGTAGGCATAGTAGGACCACCACCTTGTTGATTAGGTTTCTTAACAACCACATTAGGTTTTGGATCTCCAACTGGACCTGGTGTTGTTGGTGGTTTTACTCCTGATATTTCAGGATCTTTACCCCCAGTTGCTCCTACCTCTGCAGATGATTTACCATCAACCTTTGCATCAGTTTTAGGTGCAGCAGGTGCTGCTTCTCCAGTAATCTTTGCTTCCCATTTATCTCTAATACCCTTCTTTTTTTCCTCCCATGTTACTCTTGCTTCTTCCCAATGAAGTGTTCTTGCAGTGGTAAAATGTGGTGGAGAAGTTTTTCTAACATTCTTCCAGAATTCCTCATGTGTCTTATCTATTTCATCATTCATACCATCTCTTATACCATCAAGCCTCTCTCTTTCTGCCTTAAAGTCCATATAAGCAGCTTTCTGTTCATCTGTTCCGTGCTCCATTACATCAACATTCTTACCATCTACTTTAATTTTTCCACCAGATGTCACACCCAGTGAATCCATATTTTTCAATTTCTCATTATTCTTTTTATGCGCCTCTCTAAATTCTTTACCACCAGCCATGGCAGTTCTTATAGCATTAGCACCTAAAACAGCAGCACCAATACCAGCAATAACTGCCAATGTTATCAATCCTGCTGGAGATAATAAAAATCCAATTATAGCAGCACCAACAGTTGCAAGTGCAGATGCTACAGATGCTATCAAACCAGGTAAAGCAAAAAGCGCACCATTCATAGCCAGCATTATACCACCAACAACAGCTACCGATCCAATTATAGTACCAACAAGTCCTGCAAATTTTAAATAATCACCTTCCATAAATGCCTGAATTGCCTTCAAACCTTTATCCATTAAAAATCCACCAAATATAACCATAAAGAAATCTTGTAATTTCTGAAGAACACCACCAACAGAATCACCAATAGCTTTCACTGGTGATAATAAGGTATTCTTCATCTTTTCGGGTATTTTCTCCAACAACCCTTCTTTCTTATCTGCCTTCTCCTTTTCACCTTCTAGTAAAAGAGTTCTTTTCTTCTTTTTCTCAGCATCCTCTTTATCTTCCTTTTGTTCCAATAAGGAATCTGATATTTTCTTTACAGTCTCTTGTAGTGTTTCAACAGATTTTCTTATATTTGATATTTCCTTCCAAACATCTCCACCTCCACCACTTTTATCATCAGGTTTTTTTACCAATGCACCACCAGCATCAGGAACAGCAGATTGTGTAGGAGTTATCTTTGCAAGAGCAGATGATGTATTATTATTACCAAAAACTTTATCTCTACTTATACGGGTTTTTTTAAACTGAGCAATTCTATCCGCCTTACTCATATATTCCCCAGTACCAGGATCTACTCCAGTGATTGCTGGACTTAGTGTTGGTTTTAGAGAAATACTAGATGCCACTTTGTTGTTGTTGCTTTAAATTTTCTTCTTCAATATATTGTTCCAATAGAGCAACATATACATCCTTTTCCCACGGAATCATATTTTCTATCTCTGTTAATGAGTATTTATGGTGTTGCATTAAGGCAAAGTTAATTTTAAAGTATGACGCTAAATCAGTGTGCGCCATACCTATGCGAAAAAACTTGAAAGTCCCTCCAATACAACTTCACTTTCAACACCCGTTTCAGGATTCTTAATCTTTAATGTATGAGATAGTTTAGGCATAGTCTCAAAGAAAGTTTCAATCTGCTTAAACTGCTTAGAACTTAATTGCTCAAGAAAAGTAGTAAGTTCTTTTTTAGTGCAATCAGAAGCACTCCATGATTCTTCTTCGTTAAACACCTGCTCAATACAAGAAACAATCATATCAAATGATTCTGTTACACCAATACCATTTTCTGCACTAAAATTATTTTGAATAAACTCAGATAATGATGGATATTTCATTCTCATCGTTAAATTTTCATCTACCTTAATATCTTTAGTATGTTTTTTATCTTTGATAACTTTAATAGCATCAAGGGGTATGGTAACAGGAACTTGTGTCTTATCGTCATCAGGACAAGTGATTATAACATCAACTTCTTCTCCGACTGATTTTCCACGAATATTTAAAAACAAATATTCAATATCAAATGTTGATAATTTCTCAACTTTAATACCTCTAGTCAAAATACAATTACTAATAACATTTTTAATAGCAGTTGTAATTTGCTTTTGGTCTTCAGATTCCATTGCAATAATGAGAATCTTCTCTTCTTTCACTAAGAAAGGTCTGTATTTAATCTTCCTATTACTGGATGGTAGTACCATCTCATAGGTAGGAGTTGAAATTGTTGGTAAGGGCATAATGTTTATAGCACTTCAGTATTTTTATTTATAGGGGTTAATTGCCAAAAAATCTAGAGGCATTTGACCAATCATCAGGAAGTTTATTCTCAAAATTACCTAATACTTTTTTATTAACACTCTTATTCTTACCAGCAACATATCTCTCATAGTTAAAAGTACAATTAACTCTTAGAGTATCTGAACTACCATATTGAACAGGAGTGGAAGATAAACTAATAGGAAACATTCCTATAAAACTATATTCTATTTCATTATCATAATCACGATCAAACTTAACAATTTTAATACTATCACTCTTATAACCACTATCACCTCTAGGATATCTCATTCTATAAAAATATGCTGGATTTGATTTATCAACCTTTGAACTACCACTAATTTCAGACCCACTTGAAATATATTCTATCCAGTGCTCTAAGAACTTAATCATCTTATAATCTGCATCTACATAAAAATCTAAAACAATTTCTGTAAAAATTCTAGTATGGGCAAATTTTTCTTGGACACCAGTAAAGTTACCAAATATATCACTTGTTCCTAAAGTACTTCCAGGAATAGAAGCAGAATTACATAGCAATCCAGCTCTTTCTGTTATAAATCTTCTATCAACCCCCTTTGAGGCTAGGTGACTGAATAGACTTCCCGACAATCCATCAAAAAACACCTGATAATGGGATGTTTGTGCAACATGACCAATCGTGGATTTAAAATCACCTATTTTTCTAGGACGCACCATCTAAATACTTTATGTTTACTTATCTTATAATGTATTTAGATGTCTTATAAAGGAAAATATAAACCAAAGCATACAAGAAAGTATAAAGGTAATCCTACCAATATAATATATCGTTCTTTATGGGAACTTAAATTTATGAAGTATTGTGATGATAACAGTAATATTTTAGAATGGTGTAGTGAAGAAATAGTACTCCCATATCGTTCTCCTATTGATAATAGAATTCATAAATATTTTCCAGACTTTTATATTAAGGTAAGAGAAAATAATGGTAAAGTTAAAAAAATGATTATTGAAATCAAACCAAAGAAACAATGTGTAGAACCAGTACCACAGAAGAGAAAGACGAAAGGATATATCTTCGAAGTTTATGAATATGCAAAGAATCAGGCAAAATGGAAAGCAGCAAAGAATTATTGCCTCGATAGAGGATATGAATTTAAAGTATTAACAGAAGACGAATTAGGTATCAAATAATGACTAGTAGTTACCCAACAGACGATAAAACCAATAGAATTAGAGGAGTGGCAGATGGTTTAATTGGAACCGAAGACCCAGATGACTTAATGTTAGAATTGATGGAAGCTTGTAATGATACTGTAACACCTGTTCCTAATGTTGGTAGTTTTTATTTCTTTGTATATAATCCAAAAACTCCAGATATTAGATATGACCAAAACCCTTTAGTAGCAGTAACTGAAATTTATCGATGGGGTTTTAGAGGTATCAATTTTCATTGGAATGATTATAGGAATTATACATGGAATGAAGTTGCTGGACAACTATATGAAGTATACTCCGAAGAACTAAATGACCTTGATATGATACCTTTTAAAAAAATCCTTCTAAATAGTTAAAACGTATAGGTCGATAATGGCAGTTTGGAGAAATATCGCAATGGCAACAGGACCCGTAGGATGGGGTGTTGTAGGTACCGTTGATATGGCAAAAGGAGTTAAAAAAGGATGGCAAGGAGATGATGGTCAGAAACCAGCAGGTCCAGATTATAGTGGTGGAGTAAAATTTAATTATAGATATCCAAATACACAATTAGAAGAAGATAGTGATTTTTTAGAAATTAAAGTAGTAGAATACAAACCACCTGGTATTGGAGGAGGAAAAGAAGGAGAACAACCATTCAAATTAGGCAATTCTACAGAAGGATTACAAAAAAATATAGAAAAGCCAATAGGATATATCTTCCTTCCTGTTCCAGAAAATATTCAAGATTCTAATGATGTAGAATGGGGTGAGGATAGTATTAATGGATTAGCAGCAAAAGGTTTTGGTATGGTAAAAGGTGCTATGGAGTCAGGACCAATTGAAGGTGTTGGTAAAATGATTGGTGGAACTGCAAAGGGAATAGCAGACCTTGCTGGTGATGAAAGTGCCCAAGGTTTAACAATGTCATTCTTTGCATCCAAAGCAGTTAATATAATGGGTGGTAATACTAGTCTTGGTGGAATGTTATCAAGGTCACAAGGTCAAGTTTTAAATCCAAATATGGAACTTTTATTTAAAGGAGTTACTTTAAGAGGATTTAGTTTTGATTTTGATTTGGCTCCTAGAGATAAAAAAGAAGGTGAAACAATTAAAAATATAATTAGAACATTCAAAACAAATATGAATGCTAGAAATTCATCTAGTGGTTCGGAAAATACAAGTGGATTGTTCATTAAATCACCAAATGTTTTTCAATTGACATATAAAACTGGTAGTAGTAATCATAAGTTCTTACATAAATTCAAACCGATGGCATTGAAAAATATGTCGGTTAATTATACTGGTGCAGGAACTTATGCAACTTATGATGATACAACACCAATTCATATGAAGCTATCATTATCATTCCAAGAGCTTAATCCAATCTATGCAGAGGATTATGAAAAAGACCAAGGATTAGAAGGAGTAGGTTACTAATGGGTTATTTTAGGGAGATACCAAATCTTGAGTATCAATCACCATTTTCAAATAGACTTTCAAATTCCAGTTATGTAACTGCTAAGAATCTATTCAGAAGAATGAAAATTCGTGATGACTTACAAAATATTTTTACGGTATTTAATAAGTATGAAATAGTACAAGGTGCAAGACCAGATACTGTTGCCGAAGAACTTTATGGAAAAGCATCTCTTGATTGGGTTGTAATATTATCTGCTGGTATTATTAATCTAAGGAATGATTGGCCATTATCAGATAAAGACCTCTATAATTATGTTGTAGAAGTTTATGGTTCAGATAAAGATAATATACACCACTATGAAACTAAAGAAATTAAAGATGTAAATAATAAATTAATTCTACCTGCTGGTCAAATAGTAGATTCTGATTTTTCTATTACATATAGAGAAGTTATTGGTTATGATAGTATTAATGATTTTCCTATATACTCAAATCCAATAACACCTACTTTATCAAATACGGTAACAGGAATTTCTAACTATGAATATGAAATAAGAAAAAATCATAAAAAAAGAACAATATATGTACTAAGAACTGAGTATTTACAACAATTCTTGACTGATATGCGAAATGAAATGATTTATAAAGAATCATCACAATACGTCAATGATAAATTAATTAGAACCGAGAATACTAGAATTACAATTCCACAATAAAAAAGGGGTCGTGAGACCCCTTTTTAATGTTATTCTGCTAATTTAGCAAAGTATGATAATGGATCATCTTCATCTTGAACCGATGAAGTAGGAGTAGGTGCAGCAACAGCAGCACTAACTAGTTCTTCTGCAGAACCACGATCATTATCTTCATCAAAAGTCTCTGCATCTTGACGAGCAGGAGCTTTATTACCAAGAACATAACCAAGACGCTTCTTCAGTTCATCGTAAGATTTGAACTGGTCAGCACCAACAAACTCTTGAAGAGAACTTTCTTTCTTCCAGAGTGCTTCAAGTGCATCATCATCACTACCCTCTAAAAGAGGACTCACAGCAGCAAACTCAGAAGAGTCATAGTTCCTGTAACCAGCAACATTCTTTGCTTTCAACTTGAAGTTAGCACCTTGCCAGAAATCAAATGGATCAATTGCTTCCTCATCCTCAAACTCAGGTTGCATTGCTGCAGTAAGTTTGTCAAAGATTTTCTTTCCATACTTGTATAGAAATACTTTACCTTCGTTCTCAGGATTAGCAGGATCCTTTACAACATAGATGTTACTAATGTAAGTTAACTTACGTTTTTGCTTACGAGCAGCATCTTTACCTGCATCTGTTCCATTGTTCCATAGAGTAGTATTATACTCAGAAACTGGATCTTTCTGACCTAATGTAGTCAGAGAGTTTTCGATATACCAACCACCAGGACCTTGGAAGGCATGGGAGTATAGTTTTACGAATGGTAGATCTTCACCATCTGGTGCAGGTAGGAAACGAATAACGGCATAACCATTACCTGATTTGTCACATTCTAATTTCCACAAACGGTCATCACCTGATGCGCCGTTATTATTCATTTTTTCAACTTCTTTAACTAACTTTGCAGTTAAAGATCCTAATTTTGATTGCTTTTTAAGATTAGCAAACGACATAGATTACCTCGGATTTAATTGGATTAGTTGGATGTTTAGATTATAGCAACAAACTTATTACATGTCAATAGACTTAAGTTTGTCGATAGTTTTGGCCATAGCATCAAATATTTGTGCCATATCAGTTCCTTGTGGGAAACCCATTAATTGAACTGATTTTTCCAAATTCTTTTTCATTTCTACAGCCGTTGGATCATCAGATAAACTCATTCGAGTATACATAATCTTTTGTTTTTCTAACAAAACTTCAAGAGCTTCAATATGTTCTGCTCTCTCATCTGGATCCATACTCCCCAATTGCATTGCATTGGTGTAAACTTCTCGTTGAAGTTCATTAATCTCTTCAAGTTCTTCTTGAATGATTTCTGATTCAAAAAATTTACTCATTGATAATATCTCTCAGTATTTTTTTAAAGGGGAATACATTAATATTTAGGAAAGGATTATATTTTTTTATCTTTAAACTGACGGATTCCCACACTGGGTCAGTAAGTTTTTTATCAAATTTACTTACGAAAGAAAAGACTTTTTCCAGTATCGTAAGCGTTTCTAACGAAATCTCTCCACCCAGATACTTTTTTAGTAATGGGGGATGTCCCTTCGAGCAATCGAATACTTCGTTCAAGTTCTTGTCCAACAGCAATTCGTTGCTTTGTTCTTTGAACAAGTAAGTCAAACTCTGATTTCTTTTCATCCATTGTGAATAATTTCGTTCTCCTGAGTTGATAATTTCTCCAATCCATAAGTTTTGTGGATTGTCGGTAGTTGCAAAATTTGCTAAAAGAAAATCTAC